GCTCGAGGACTGGCTGGACGCGTGGATTATCAGTTGCAGCACGCCGGTGGAGGTCGTCGTGCCGGAGGCCGAGGCCGTGCGGTTCAATCGGCGGGGACGGAAGGCGCTGCCGTAGGGTTGTGTTACAATGTGGGACATGACTCACACCAAACACCTGACGTTTCGCCTGCCGCCCGCGATGATCGCGGCGCTCGAGGCGATTCGCGTCCGCGACGGCGTCACCGTCGGCGAGCAGATCCGCCGCGGCGTCCAACTCTGGATCGACCAGAAAGCGCCGAAGCGCGCGAAGGCGGCGCGCGCGTGACCGGTCCCGTCGAAAAGCGCTGCACCTGCCCCGAAGCCAAGTGGTTCAAGTGCCCGGACCCGTGGTATTTAAAAACGATCACGGTCCAGGGGAAAGAGTTCGCGCCGAACCTGACGCGCTACGCCGCGCGCGTCCTGAGCACCGCGATCACGACGAAGACCGAGGCCGAGGCGGTGGCGGTGACCGTGCGCGCGCGGATTCTCGCGGGCACCTATGTCGCGGCGAAGCACGTGGCCCCGCCCGCCCCGCTCGCGCCGCCGATGGCCGCGGATCGCACGCTGTCGGCGATCGTCGCGCTGTTCGATGCAGCGACCATCGACGCCGACACGACGAAGCGCCGCAACTCGAAAACCAACGACCGCGCGGGCCTCGCCGAACTCTGTGCGACACGCACACTCGGCACGCGCCCGATGGCCTCCATCACCATCAAGGACCTCATCGCGTGGCGCGGGGCCATCAGTCACCTCGCGGCGTCCACCTGGAACAAGCGCCGCACGCTCGTCGGGCAGGTGTGGCGGTGGGCGGCGCGGCACGGGCATGTCCCCGCCGACATCGTCGCGACCGCACATCCAGACGATCTCAAGCTCCTGCGGCGGGACACAGCCCGGCAGCGGGCGCGGGTCATCACCCCCGAGGTGCTCGAGGCGCTCCTCGCCGCCCCCGGCGCGTGGCGGGGCGACGACCGCAGCCGCATGCGCGCGCTCATCATCGCCGCCATCGAAACCGGCTGCCGTCTCGGGGAACTGCTCGCGCTCCGCTGGCTCGATGTGGTGTGGACCCCGGGTGCCCGGAAGATCCTCATCCGCGCCGAAGCGGTCGGCGCGAGCAAGTCCGGCCGGAGTCGCGAGATTGACATGTCCGCGCCGCTCGCGGACCTGCTCGAGGGGCTGCAGACCGACCCGGCGGGGCAGCGGCACAAGCCGACCGCCTACGTGTTCGGGGATGCGGTGGGCGGCCGCGTCCGGTCGATGTGGCGGGCGTGGGACACCACCGTGCTCCGCGCGCATGGTGTCACGCCCCAGTGGGACACGCACGGCAACCTCGCCGCGGCGTCACGGGCGGCGCTGCGCCGCATCGACCTGCACTTCCACGACCTCCGGCACCATGCCGCCTCCGAGTGGCTGGCGAGCAAGGCCTTCGACCTGAAGCAAGTGAGCGAGCGCCTCGGGCACGCGCACATCACGACGACCGCGACCTACCTGCACACGACCAGCGACTCGATGCGGGCCTCACAGGCGGCGTTCGATGCGTTCCGGCGGCAGCAGGCGCATCTCTCACAAACAGCCGCCGCCGGTCGGCTGAAACCCGGCGCAAGGGGGGACAAAGGGGGGACAAACCCGAAACAGGCTAGAATGCCCGCGTCCGGCCCGCACCTCGTGAAAGGCCGTAAGTGATGGCACATATAGCGTTAGCACCGACTTCGACGGCCTCGATCCGCCGGTCGTTGACCCGCCCGCGAAACGGGTCTAGGCCCTCACCGATGGTCACACATGGTCACATACTCGCTAATTCCCTAACAAATTCACATCGACCTGTTAGACCTGTAACAGGTGTTCACGCACAAAACCGGCTGAAGGGGGGACAAAGGGGGGACAAATGCCACGCCGCCCCGAGACCACGCTCGTCGCCTTCTTCGTCGTGTGGGCGGTCCTGTCCGTGATCTGGTGGGTGTTCGTCACGCGATTCGGCTTCTGAAGGGAGGGCGTTGTGGGCCTGATTGAACTGGGGCTATCTGAGGTTGTTTCGGCGGTTGTTGCTCTGCACCACCCGTGTGGTCCATCGGCAATTGTCGGGACTATACGGCCCATTGTTGTCGATGCGATCCAGCGTCAGCGCGGGGGAGGGTTTCCGACCCATGTCTGCCAAGAAGGCCTCATAACTGGCACGCCATCGCTCGCACATCACGATGCCGCGCCCGCCATAGTTCTTGAAATCGCTCCGCGTCCGGTCATAGCACCGATGCTGCGCGTTACACCAGGCCATGAATTCGGGCGTGGGACGCCCGCCAATCGTATCCCCATGCGTCACGTTGCGGCGGGTCGTGACATCGCGCCTCCAGCACCCGCAACTGCGGGTATTGCGATTTTTCAGATGTTTTCCGATGACTGTTCGACTGACGCCGCAGTCGCAGCGGCAACGCCATGCCGGTTTGTTGTCGATGTTGAACGACGCCCGCCCGATGACGAGCAGACGGCCGAATCGCTGGCCCGTCAAATCCATCAATCGACCCATATGCGTATTATGGGCTTAATTGGGACAATTTCCCAGTAAAAGAGGCACCTTGGGGCTCATAGAATTGGTCGTTGTCCTGATCGTCGTCGGCATCCTGCTCTGGCTCGTCGAGACCCAGCTCCCGATTGCCCAGCCGATCAAAACCATCATCCAGAAGCAGGCGACGCCCGAGCCGGTCAGCACCGCGATGGGCACGGGCACATCGGCGACGCGCGCGAGTTTCGACATCGAGTTCATTCACGGCATCGTCGCGCCGCGCGTCACGGTGCTGCCGTCGCGGTGAGGGATGAATTTCCGCTGTTTCGAGTGCGGCGCACCAGCACAGCATGCCCATCATGTTGTGCCGGCTGTGAGGGGCGGGACTCGGACGGTGCCGCTCTGCGGGCGCTGTCATGGCCTTGTGCACGGCCGCGACTTTTTAAACCATGAGGTGTTGGTGCGCGAAGGACTCAGGCACGCGCGGGCGCAAGGCAAACGCCTCGGTCGGCAACCCATCGTGATTGAGGGCGCGGCGTTCGAGGCCGTCTCGGATCGGTCACTGCGCGACGCCGCGATGGTGCTCGGCGTCAGCCGCTCGGTCGTCCAGCGTTTGCGCGCGAGTTGGCTGCGCACGATTCCGAGACGCCAACTGGGACTGTTCATGGACGACGAGGAATTGGCCGTATGAGGCGCCGCGCCGTTCTCGGCCACGAGTATCGCTGTCCGCATTGCGCGCGCGTCGTTCGCCGCGCCAGCACGAAGGCGTGGGTCAAGAGCTATTGCGACACCACTGACCGCTACGTGCATCTGCAGCGGGTCAACACTTCTGTTGACCTCGCGCAGCAGCGACTCGCCGACATGGGCGGCCAGTTTCCGATCACCGCACCGGCACGCCGGAGGCGCGCATGAAGCCCATAAAGCCGCAGGCCTACAACTGGAAGGAGCTGAAGCCGCAGCCCCACGCCCCGCGCGGGCCGCTCGTCCAGAAGGACCCCATAACATCAGGGGACCTCATAACAGGCCAATGCCGTGCGAAGGCGAAGCACAGCGGCAAGCCGTGCCGCTATCCCGCCATCCCCGGCGGCACCGTGTGCCGGTTCCACGGCGGCGGCGCGCCGCAAGTCAAAGCCGCCGCGATGGACCGCCTGCGCGCACTCCAGAATCCGGCGATCGACCGCATGGCGCAGTTGATCGAGCAGAAAGAATTTCCGACCGTCAGCTACGCCGCGAGCCGCGATGTGCTCGACCGCACACTCGGCAAACCGGGCGAACATCTCGACGTGACCATCGGCGCGGCGGATGAACTCATGTCGCGCCTGGATCGGGGGCGCTTACGGGCGGCCCGCAAACCATGAGCGCGTCACGAGAGGAGCGCACGCATCTCGGGGAGTCCCCGCGGCTATGACGCTGCGGCAGGCCATCAGCACGCTGATCGCACCGTGGACGACGGGCGCGGCGACGTTTCAGGAATGGGAATTGGCCTGTCTGGTGATTCAGGCCGCGATGGAGCGCGATGATGCCGAGCGCGGCCCCGTGCTGCGTGAGGCTGCGTCTCCCGCTGCCCCAGAGGAGACGACGCTGTCGGCAGACGAACAACTACGGCGAGCGATTGAGCGGGTGTATTGCCACTACGGCAACGATCTGGTGGCGTTCCAGCGGGATGTGATGGCGTGGCAGCAGCGGAAGCCAGAGGCGAAACCATGAGCGCGTCACGAGAGGAGCACCAATGAGTGAACATCAACCGGACGGCCTCTACGTCTATCAGCCATTTGGGTCTGTGTCACATCCAGACCGCGCAAAATCTGGGCGGCTGTTCGGTGTCGGTGGGCTGCCATACGAAGCGAAGTGCCAAGGACTCACGCGACAAGAGGCTGAGGCTATCGTAGCTGCGCTCACTAAGATGCGTGAGGCCGCGTCTCCCGCTGCCCTAGAGGAGCATGGCGACTAGGACCGGCACACAAACCCTCAGTCGCGACGCCGAAGGCGAGCTCCACGACTGGTGCGCGGAGTGCTACGCCGACCCGCTCGCGTGGGTCCGCGCCGCGTTCCCGTGGGGCGAGCCCGGCCCGCTCGCCGCGTATGACGAGCCCGACACCTGGCAGTGCGACTTTCTGGCGTGGCTCGGCGACGCCATTACCGCGCGCCATTTCAACGGCGTCGACCCCGTGATGCCGATTCGCGGCGCCGTCGCGAGCGGCCACGGCATCGGTAAGGGCGCGCTCACCGGCATGCTCGTCGCGTTCCTGATGTCCACCCGCCGCGATGCGAAGGGCATCATCACCGCGAACACGAACGCGCAACTGCAGGACAAAACCTGGGCGGGCATCCAGACGTGGCTCGCGCGCTGCCTCACGGCGCACTGGTTCACGATCAATAGCTCGATCATGTTTCGCACGGGGCACCGTGCCTCGTGGAAGTGCAGCCCGCAGACCTGCGACGCGGATAATAGCGAGGCCTTCGCCGGGCAGCACAACGTCGGCAGCACGTCGTTCTACGTGAATGACGAAGACTCGAACGTGCCGAACATTATTCACGAAGTGCAGGAGGGCGGCCTCACCGACGGCGAGCCGATGCAGTTCCTGTTCGGGAACCCGACGCGGCGACGCGGCGCGTTCTACGACATCGTCTTTGGCGGGCACGGCGCGCGCTGGAAGACGTGGGTCATCGACGCGCGGACCTGCCGCTTCCCGAACAAGCAACTGATTGCGGAGCAGCTGGAGGACTACGGCGAAGACTCCGACCGCTTCCGCGTCCGCGTGCGCGGCCTGCCGCCGAATGCGGAAGACGCGCAGTTCATCGACATGGCGAGGGTGCGGGCCGCACAGAAGCGCCAGGTCGTGGTGCTCGACGACGAGCCGCTGGTCGCGGGCTGTGACCTCGCGTGGGGCGGCAGCGACAGTAACGTGATTCGCTTCCGGCGCGGGCGCGATGCGCGCACGATCGCGAGTGTCCGCATCCCGGGCGAACTGACGCGCGACCCGGCCGTGCTGACGAATCGCCTCGCCGACGTGCTCACGCAGGCGTATGACGGGCGCAAGGTCGCGATGTTGTTCCTCGATAGCGCGGGCATCGCCGGCGCGGTCGGGGCCCGCCTGCGCGCACTCGGGCACAAGAACATTAGCGAAGTCAACTTCGGCGCCGACTCGCCGATGCCGACCTGCCGCTACATGCGCGACTACATGTGGGCGCAGATGAAGGACTGGCTGCTGACGGGGGCGATCGACCACTCGCCGCGGCTCGAGGCGGACCTCATCGGGCCGGGCCTGCGCGAAGAACTGAAGCAGCGCATCTGGCTCGAGAGCAAAAAGGAAATGAAGGCGCGCGACGTGCCGAGCCCGGATGAGGTGGACGCGCTCGCGCTGACGTTCGCGCAGCCGATGGGGCCGGTGAAGCCGACGATCGTGGTGTCGCGGTCGCTGGGGCCGGCGGGGTGGATGTCATGACCGTCAACCGATTGACGCCGTCAAAAACTTGACAACGTGTGCCATACTGCGGCCACTCCCGTATGCAAGGCCCGTTTAGCACGCCCGGCGCCCTCGCGCACGCGCTCCTCCAGGGCGCGACCACGTCGGAGCGCATCGCCAAGCTGCTCCGGCATGCCGAGCGCGGGACCCGCGCCGAGTTCCAGCAGACGCTCGAGGCGCTGCCCGCCGACACGCGCGCGCAGGTCCAGACCGCCGCCCAGACCACGAAGTTTCGCGGCTAGCGCATGG